AANCCNCCNATNCCACTNAATAAATCTAAATGATTTAACATTAATAAGGTTCCTCTTCACTAAAGTCTTGTGATTTTAAATTATAATCAGATGATAAAATATCAGTTGGAATCTTCCAACAATGTTCTGAGTTATTATTAACTTTAAACTTCGCTGTTCCACCACCAAACTCTTCAAACATCTTATATTGTGCGGAGTCAGATAGTTTTGTAAAACGTTTTGTTTTTAAAAAATCTCTTAAAGATTGTGGCTTAAAAAAGAAATATCCTTTTTCATGTTCAAAGACCATTCCTTGAAGAATATCTTGTCTATCTTTTGCTCCTCTATTGTTCTCAATAAATATTTGAAGCTGATTAAGAAATTGTCCCTTGGCGGTTACTTCCGTAGGTAATTGAATAAAGTCATCCTCATGCATGTTCTTTAATAAATTATCTACCATGTCTGCCCATATAGCAGGGGCGATGGGCCGTGGGCTTTCATTCGCTTGAGCTATACAAGCTTTACGATATTCACTGTGAGAATGTAATTGATCTACTGATAGAATAATAACCTTCCCATTATGGGTTACTTCATACACAGGATTATCTGATTCCCATTTCTTTAAATTTGTTATTTCATGCTCAGCAGAATTACCAATACCGTACTTCCGACTTTGACATTTTATTTTTTCACATACACTTTTAAAAACAGGAAGCTCACACCGATAAAAATATTTTTTATCTTCTACTTGTTTAAATATTGTTTGAACTTCTCTGCTTGGTAAAGGTGGACTAAAATATTTTGTATTGTATTGATCCATTTTTGTTTCTAAATCATTAGGAAATCTTTCTCGTAAATAAATTCCTAGTTGAAACATGCATTCGTTCCGTGAGCCTTCAGCAAATCCTTGTGAAGCAAGTGTAATTAAACACGGAGGAGCACCTTTAAAATCGTCATTCTTTTTTTCGCTAACAGTTTTTGTAATAGCCACTATGTTAAGATTCGATACGACTTTTCTTTTATAATATTCTATAAACTTATCTAACTCTAACAATGAATTACCTTCATCATCATATGCAAAACGTCCAGGATACTCTGGGTGATTATAAGGAAGATTTAAAAAATTACCTGTTCCTTTTGAGCTCAATTCAATTTGCTTTGGAAATATCTCACTCCCACCGAAGCCTAAGAATACAGCTATCTCTTTTAATTTTATTTGCATGTCTTTTGCACGCACTGGTTCGGATACAAATAAATATATATGAGCACCGCCACTTTTGGAACAACATACCACCAATGGTAATTTCTTTTCGGCAATTGTTTTAATTAATTTTTTATGATCAAAACCATCGTAGGTATCCACATCAATCGCACCCCAAGTACATTGATTGTTTTCATTAATAGGAATAATTCCCAAAGATGGTTCTTTACCTGCTAAATGATTAAGCCATTTATCGTCAGTTAATTGTTCAGGAACAATCCAAGATTTTCCCTCAAGCTTACCTGATTCGTTTTTCGATCGGCTTTGTGTTTGTCCGTATGCTCTAGTTAATCCACTAAAAATACGTATAAATTCTTTTGTTCTGTCGTCCATAATTTCTCATACCTGGTTGAGAGGCGACGGAGGAAATCTATCGCCTCTCTAATTTTTGGGTTAGTAAGGTGTTTTATCACCACTGTCAAGATTTTCATCTTCATGTTTTACTTTCACTTCACCCTTAGCAACTGACTCTGCAAATGCTTTGGCTGCATGATAAGTATCTTCATTTTCAACAGGTCCTACTCGGGTAATATCCCAACCAAACCATTCTCCTAAATTATTTGATTCTGCAATCGTTTTTAGAAGATACACATGGGAATATGCAGGAGGAGTGAATAATCCTTTTTCCCCCTTCATCTTTAAACCTAACATAAGAGAATTCCATCTTTTGGATTTCTTACGTTGAGTGCTTTTCATGGCAATCAAAACTTGAGAGCTTGTGCCATCATTATCCACGACCAAACAATAATGATTAGCCGTATCTTCGATATAATTACCGTTAGCCAGCCTATCTTTTTTTTGATCATCACGTGTGGTTTTAGAAAGTATATCACTTTCAGCAGGATAAATATTAACGGGAGCACCACTGCCCTCGCCTCTATCAGCCCACTCAATATATTGACGTTGGTAAGCACAAGGAATTACTTTCACTCCTGCTTCTCCGTCAAATATATCTTTTGTTAGCGTATTGTAGATCATTCCACTTTCCGCTCCCTCTATGTATAGAGGATCTCTTTTCTTAATCTGTGGTGATGTATCACTCAGTATACGAAGAAAAGGAATTGCAAGATCGTCCATCCCCAGATTTCCTAATCCTTGATTAGCATCCTTTTCAAAAATGCTAGGATCAAACTGCGTAATGTTCGTTGCTTCTTTTTTCTTTACAGCGTTTGCCATATTTACTCCTTATTTTTTCTTGGTTATTTTAGTCTTCTGCCCGATAAACAAATTAAATGTATTGTCTGGGACAGATTTTCCTTCCTCATGCCACTTTCTTATGGTGGCTTTCAGTGTTGAAGGATGCACTGAAACTTTTACTCAGGAATTAAGCCCATCTCTTTATGATTCTTCAAGATGTTTTGCCTTGTTGCCCT